ATTGAAAGCAGTACCAGCTATCGCTATTGCACTTACTGGGTCAACCATTACACTATCAGCGTAACAACCGTTACGGCCGCTCCTACTACTGCGATTGTTGATACCATTGTCAATCCCTCCAAACGCCACATACGCTTATTCATATCTTCTAGCTTCTCCACCAGACCTTTGTATCGCTCTTCGCAGATAAGCTCATGCGCTGTTAATTTATCCATTTAGTTCTCTATAAAAATACCCAATTCATCATCCTCATCGTCACCAGTATCAGTAGTTTGAACACCAAGATGATAAGCTATAGACAATGTATGTGCCGCACTTGTGGTTAAAGAAATAGGACCTAGTTTTAACCAAACAATTTCATCATTTATCATACCAGATACTTCCGTATAAATGTAATGATTGGCAGCTTGAGCTACGTTTAATTCACCAGCCTTTGGTAAATTAGCACCACCATCTTCAAAACTTGTAGCAATACCAGCAGATGCTCCTGTATTATTTGAACCTGTTCCAATCGCACGATTCCATCTTTCTTGTGTTGAACCTGTAACAAGAGAAGCATAAGTCAACCCAGTTGGATCTGTGTTTGAATTATTAAGGTCGGTCATTGTTTGAAGGTCTGTAAGATTAGATGAACCTCTTGCTAAAATTAAAGAATTTCCTTCAAATAGTTGTATTGCTCCAACACAAAGGTCATTATGAAATGTGCTAGTATTTGAATTTACTTTGTTACCAATATAAATAGTGTGACTTGCACTCGCACCAGTAGTAAAATTAAAATCTTTTACTGAATAATTTGAAGTATCATCGTTAGTACCTTGCAAAATATAGTGAATATTTGGAACAAGAAAAAATGAATTTAAACTACTAATAGCATGAACATGATCTGAATCAACAGTACCAGCCCTATCAAATGAAGGATAATTTTCACTCTGTATAAATTGATGTACAGCATTTATATTAAAAATACCGCCTACTGAACTAGGAGTAACTGCATTATTTACTCCAAAAATATTTCCATTTTTATAAAGCATTAACTTATTTCCTCATACGAGCAAACAGCTTCTAAATCAGATGTTGCATTAGCTTGAAGTTGTATTTGACAATTTTCTGTTAAATAAATAGAATTATCTTTTCCAATTAATACAATACTTGCATCTGCTGGAACTACTACAGTATGAGCTATTGCAAAAGAAGTGCCTTCTATAACAACATCTGCACTTACATTTGCATTATTTACTCCATCTATATTTGCAACAATTAAACTGTTTATTTTAAATATTTTTCCAGATGATGCTGCATTGTTAACTATATTTGCCATGCTTGTACCAACAGCCTGACCAGCAACTTTTCCATTTATTGTTGCTACGTTTACTATGTTTGGATTAGCCATATTTTACTCCTTTATCCAAATACAATAGCCATCGCTATGGCTTTTCCAGTAGTAATTCCACCTCCACCACCGCCTCCGACACCTAAATTAGTGGGTGTAATTTTCTTCATTACGCCACCATCATCAATTAAAACAAAGTCAGCATCACTGCTAGAGGTTGTTGTGGTAGGTGCATCTGAATTAGCTGTCGTAAGAACAGTTCCTGTAACATTAGGAAGTGTAATTGTTTTATCAGAATCAGTAATTTGAGCCGCATCTAATGTTAAGAAAAAATTACCAGCACTAGTATCTCTAAATTTTATGTCGTGTGCATCACCATTTAAAACTATATCTGTAGCAAAAAATGCCCCAGTAGCCGCAAATGAAACGCTTGTATTTCCACTTCGTTTAATTAAAACACCAGAATTATTTGGAATCTCAATACCAGTATTATCTGCATTTCTGATATCAATTCCATTACCACTTGCATTACCTGTGTCAGAGGTGTTGCGAATAAATAAGGTGGCATCATTTTGGTCTATATAACTATTCGACCCATCATGGTATATCTGTAAATCACTACCAGTACCAAACACTGCTTTTTCATCATCAGGGAATGTTAAATCTCCTGTTAAAGTTTGATTACCAGTATTTAAAAGAACAGTGCCTGTTGCATCAGGTAAGGTAATGGTTCTATCGTCTGTAGGGTCGGTGACAGTCACTGTTAGTTCATTGCCATCAGCTGTAGAACCCTCAAATTTTAAAACTTTACCAGTGTTAATATTGAATCCAATGTCATTGACAAATGCAACATTACTATTACCAATCAGAAGACCAATACTAGTTAATCCGTTAAGAAAAGTTTGACCGCTAGAATTTTGCACAAGTGCATATCCAGTTGTTGAATTTTGATCAACATGACTAAACCCAGCTAAATCAGAAAATCCCATATGACCAACGTGCGCTCTTCCTATTTCAGCGGAAGCGTCTGTATCAACATCTCCATCGGCTAAAACTACTTGTCCTGAAGCATCAGGTAAGCTAATTGTATTTGCTTGATTTGGATTAACAACTGTTAAAGTAGTTCTTGTACCATTTGTTACCGAACCTTCAAATACTAGATCAACACTAGCTTGCAGTCTTACATCTCGACTGTGGAACAGAGTATGTCCATTACCTTGTAAAGTTATTCTATTTGCTAGAGATCCATTAGATATAACTCTAATGTCTAATCTGCCATCCTCTGTGTTATCAGTTTCATCTGCGATGTCTGCATTTATTTGAGCGTAAACTACTTTTTCTGGTGTGTCTGCATCATTCATACCTGAAAAATCTATATGCCCAAGAACATCATTAACATCAGGGTTAGCACTATTTCGGTATAGGTCTAGTGTGGGGTTTTCAGTAGCACCGTCATCGGTTGAGGTAAGGGTAAGGTCGCCTGTTATTTTCGCACCAGTGCTGACTGTGTTGAATATTTTAGTTCCATTATTATATAACTCTACTTGTGCGTTAGGATAAAATATTGCACTATTTTGGGTAGCATTTACTGTTGTAATTCTAAGAGCATTATCATCTTGTATAAATGTTTGTGTGCTAGAGTTAGTGTCTTGTATTACTGAAGCAGTTCCTGAGTGACGTATTTTAAAATCACTGCCATCACCTAACGTAATGTTCTCGCTATCGCCCATAGTAAGACCATCAGCTACCAACGTGCCTGTGACTGTCGCACCAGTGCTAGAAGTTGAAAACTTCAGATTTGAATCGTGATATAGCTCGACTGCGCCATCTGTAATAAACTTAGCTAAGTTTTCACTAGCATTTTTACGCAAATCAATGCCTGTGCCATTACTATCAATTAGTAAACGCCCTGTTCCCAATTCTCTTATAAACGAATTACTTCCATCGTGATATATCTCTAAATCGCTACCAGTACCAAACAATGCCTTTACATCATCACTAAATGTCAAATCACCAGAGGTCTTAGTATCTGCGGCATCACTTCTTAGAAAAGAACCACTGTCTATACTGTCAAGAGTGGTTGCGTTTACATTGGTAAGATTGCTTCCATTAAATGTGGCTATATTACCATCACTATCAAGAAAAACTGCTTTTTCAGCTGGTTGAGTGCAAAACAATGTTTTTGTACCAGCCCCCCAATCAACAGCGTTATCAGAGTTACTAGATTGTAATATGGTAGTTCGGGCAAGTGTCGTGCCAGAAGCAGTATATGTGCCTATACCCACCTCAAAATCAGAACCAAGAGTACAAGCATAATAGGTAGTGTTACCATTACCTATTGAAGCAAAAGACTCAAACCCAGTAACAGCTCCAGCAAGAATATAAGTGCCAGTGCCCGTGGTGGTGCTTGTCTCTTTAACTCTATCAGCTAAAACTAACGCCATTACTTCAACTCAAAAGACAAGTTGGTTGCATTTATTCTAAATATATCTCCTTGTTGAATTGTGCGCGGAGAATCCAATTGCCCAACAAATAAAATATTGCCATCAGTTAGTGCATCAGCCAAAAATACATGAGTTACAGTATTATTTGTGCCACTTGAAGCAGACCATTCTATATTTCCTGTGTTGTTACAAACTTGTGAATCTACATTACTAGCTGTAAGCGTCCAATTCGCAGAATTAACCTGTTGTCTTGCATAACTTCCAAAATTAGCTTCTGTTAAACTACCAGTCTCTGCGTTTGCAACTGCTGTAGCCAAGCCTACATAGATACTATTACCAAGGGTAGCAAAAGAATTTGAGTTATTTTTAAAAATAAAATTTAATAGGTTATGCTCCAAATAATTTGTTGCAGAGTTTAATGTAGCCATTTTTTACTCCTAACCCACCAACGAATCTTGTCTGGAATATACAGATTTTATCTGTAAACTTCCTGTACCATAATGACTTCTTTGTTCGTCAACTTTAACTTCTTCTAGACCTCTACTAAACTTCTGGTCATAGACTGACGCTCTCTGTTCGTCTAGTAGATAAATGTATGCTTCCGACAAAGCTCCATATAAGTACAGTTCTGGTGAGCGACTAAATAAGATTGGTGTAACGCTGTCCGAAATAGTTGGTAATGTACCAATATAAATAATTTCCATTTGATATGCACTGTCAGGAATAGGTCTTACTTTTAACTCAGCCCCGACAATACTAAAACCCTGTGGTTTGCCTGTGCCATTTGTTCCGTAGGTTTGATCCAAATTAGTCGGACTATGATACGTTAATACTTTGACTGGATTAATGTTAAGTTTAACTTCCCGAACTTCTCTAAAATCACTTGGAAGCGTAATATACTGGTCGTTGGCAGTTAGATTGGCTGTAGCTCTTTTTTCTTGCTCTCTTGTTTCTAACTCTCTGCTCATCCTACCTTCGGCAAGCTGAATAAAGATTGGTATCTGTGAAGTTAAATCATCTCTTGCTAAAAAATCACCAATCGTGCTTTTGAGTTGTGTATAGTTTGTAATACTCATATATTTCCACCACCTGTACGGAAGGCTCTGTTTTCATTACTATTTAGCCATTGTCTCCAAGCTTTTGGATTGTCTTGGGGTCTGCCGAACTTTTTCACAAGTTCATTATAAATTATATTAGGTATTTCAGCTACATGAGCTATATGTTTTTGAGAACCAATTAATTGACCTTTTTGCCAGTCGTTAGACATTTCTTTGTTAAGTTTTAACAAAGGATCAAACGTCTGAGTCTCAACAATTCTTCGAGAGCCATCTGTATCTGTAACTAAATCTACTTTTTTGCCATCTATGTTTTTAATAGGTTGTCTCATATATCACCTAAAAAAGAGGGGGTGTTACCCCCCCTTCGCTATATTAAGAACCACTTAGGTCTAACACCATTGCATGAGCTTTTGGAGCTAAAACCTTTAATGACCATTCAGTTACAATTTGAAACTTCTCTGCATCACCAGTGGGTGCAATTTCGTTTTCTGCAAAGTTGCGTCCATTAAGTGTACAGATTGATGCAAATTCTGGGTCAATTAAAAAAGTTCTATCATTGCCCATAAATCTGGATGGTATTGCTTCAAGCTGACCAAAATCTGTCAAAAACACACTTGTTGAACCAACAAATGTTGTTTCTTTTGCAGCAGTCATATTAACCTGATTCTGAACCAAGTTGTTTGATACTGTGAGATTTGAAAAGTTAGCTCTATTGGTAGCAGACATAACCATCAATGACGGATTACCACCATCACTCCAAGCGTCTTGCATCCCATCTTCAATTAACGCCAATGTTAAAGCTCTGTCGTTGCCGTCAGTAACTGCGTCAGTACCATCGCCAGATGCAAAAGCACCTGAACCACCACCTACAGAACCATTGGTTATCCAGCATGACAAAGAAGCTGATTTTCTTGGGTCAGAACCAGAACGAGCAACATCGGTATCTCCAATGGATTTTTCAATGTCCCTTCTTAATTCCAATCCTTTTAGGACTCTTTGATATTGAACTTCCCGATTTCTGCCAGCCAGCTCAACTGCATCCAGTGTTTTGGAAACTGCAACGCTTTTTTCGGAAATTTGGTGATGATTACCAAGTCTGACGGTAGCTGTTGGTGTACCGAATGAACTGTCTGCGCCTTCATTAACAAAGTTTGTCGCAGAAGCGGCTGCTAGTTCTTGTACTTGCCACTCAGTAAAGATACCATTTGAGGTTTCTTTTTTTAGATTTGAAAATAATGGTGTCTCTGTAGGATCAATCCTATAGATGACATCCGCTAACTGTTCGCGCTCGCCAACAGCGGTTGAAGTAGTATGTGTAGCCATGTAAAACTCCTTATTTTTATCGGCTCATTAAATAATCAACAGCCGCTCCAATAGATTTTTCTTTCGTTAATCTATCCATTGCTTGCTGTTTAACACGATTTGCAACTTGTGTTTTGGTTTTTGGTTGACCAGCTTTAGCCATTTTAGGAGCTTTTCTTGTGCGCTTTTTGACATTGGGAGTTTTTCGTTGCAACTTATCCCATTGCCAAGCCATGTGAAGTAAGTGAATAGCCCTTGCGTCTGAAGCATTTGCTATTTCCTCTTCCGAAAAGCCAACTTTGTTTGCAAACTTAATTACCTCAAGTCGCTCACTGTTGCGCTTCTCTTCGTTTTGCCACTGCGGAATCCGATTTAACATTTCCTGTCTTTGTGTTTCGAGATGCTCACGCATCTTCTTTTGATTCTCAGTGTTCTGCTCCTGAGCTATTCTTTGTTGCTCTTGCTGAATACGAACCAATTGTTGTTGGTTTTTGTCGTACTCTGCCTTCGCCAGAAATAATTCCTTTTCAGAATATCCTTGCTCTGCTAATGCTCTCCAATCAGGCTCTGCTTGAGTTGTCTGTTGGATTTGGTTTTTTAAAACCTCAAGTTGTTCAGCGTAAACATCTCTAATTTGCGTTGCTTGCGACATCTCCGCTTCCAGAGATTTGCGTTGCTCGGCTAGTTCTTGCTGACGCTTTGTAAATACCGAAGTCCTTGAGTACCCGTTCCTAAGTTCGTCCAACGTGACCTCAACATCCTCACCGTCAATTTTTACAGTGTATAGTTGAGGTTGTTCTTCAACCTCTTCCTCGTACTCCTCTTCCTCTGTATCTTCAGCTTCAACGACTTCCTCTTCTTCTTCAATCTCAGGCTCTTGCGAGTTATCTTCGACTTCAGTTTCTAATTCTGCCTCAACTGGTTGAGCTACTTCTAGCTCTTGTTGCTCCTCGTTAGCCGTATCCTTAAGGGGGCTTAGAAGGCTTTCTACTGCATCGTTTAATGTTAGGGTTCGATTCTCTTGTGAGTTATTCGACATTGTACATCCTTTTTATCAAAATTTCTTATTTGTTTTCAACCCTTGTAGAGTTGCTTTAGCCAATTTACCATCCTCAACCACATTTGCGATATAATTTTTAAGGGCTGATAAGTTTTGACATAATAAATACAATCTCTCGCGAGCTTGCGTATCTTGAATGGCACTTTGTTTCCATGCACTAATAAATTCACTTTCCAAATAATCAAATGCTTCTTGTAATAATTCGTTGCGAAGTAATGCTTCCGCTTTAGATCCTCTATCAATTTTTTCACGAACCTTACCCTCATTCATATTATAGAAGTCTCACTCTCGGCATACCATAGCTAAAATCCATTGGTTCACCGAACATTGGGTCAACATCTAGTAAATTCATTGGTTGGTCTAATAAAGTCGGGGTTGGCATATATGTTTCATAATTAAAGGTTGATGGAATTTGACTTGCAAATATTGGAACGCAAGCTTGTTGGTTTGAGTCATAGGTATATCCTGTTGGGCATTGCCCAGTGACAGGGTTTGGCGCAACAGTTTCTGGCTCTTCCACAGAATTGTTCATTTTATCAATTCTTGCTTGTAATTCAGCTTCTGGGTCACGACCTGTAAGCCTTCCAAATTTATCTCTAACACCAACAATGTTTCCTTGACTGTCGAATATCGGATACCCACCCTCTTGTCGATTAACTAAATCTGGATTAGTTAGAGTATTATACATCATTGTGTTAGTAAGATTGCCTATTCCAGTTCCAAGAAGTCCAAGTGTAGTAGGTATTTTAATTCCAAAAATATCTAATCCATAATTTGTTGGCTCTTCTAATTTAGCTTTTAGATTTGCAGTTCCCTGTCTAATCTGTTCTTGTCTTTGTAAATTTTGTTCTCGCGTCAGACCACCTTCTGGAATACCTCTTTTTTTGCGTTCTTTCTTGGTGCGATTAAACGCCTTACGAATTTCTTTATCTTCTTTTACTTGTTGTTTTAAGGTTTCTTCATCGGGTGCTATCATTTTTTAAACTCTTGGTAGGTTGGTGCTAATTTGAGAATCAGTAACTGCCTTCGCAACCCTTAGCTCTGATTCCATTTGTAATTCTTGTTGTCTCAGTTGCATTTCCATCTGCATCTTTTCACGCTCTAATTCAATCTCCATCATCATCTTCTCACGTTTAAGAGCAATATCGGCTTCTGCTTCTTGTTTCTTTAATTGAATTTCTGCCTGAGCTTGTATGGTAGCTGGGTCAGGTTGAGGGGGCTGTTGTGCCGCCTGTGCCTGTGACATTGCTATTTGTTGAGGATTATTAAAGAATAAATCAGCGTCTTTAAATCCACCTATCTCAGCTATACTTCTGAGAGTGTTAACATATTGCCCCATGCTTACTAGTGGATTATTTGCACCCATTTGTACTAATATCTGTTCTTGCTTGGCGGCAATCTGTGTGAGGAATGATATTTTTTGTTCATCGTCAGCCGTGCCTAAACCAACTTGTACAACAACGTCAAATTCAGATGTCCATTCTCTAGGGTCAATCGGCACAAAATTATTTCTAAGTCTTACAATACGAGGCTTATTATCAAACTTTGTTACCAAATGTAACAATCCTTTATATAGGCTCTTCACGCCTGTTTCTGCCATATTGCGAGCATAACTCTCTAATTTTATTTGCGCTCCTCTCACGGTGGCTGAAATCGCGCTTGCGGTGGTAGATTGAAGGGCATTAGCATCTAAGCCCATAGAAGCTTTGCTCATACCAGTCCTTTGTTCTTTTATCTCATCAACATAATCCATAAGTGGTCTTACTTCCCCACCTACTTGAGTTCCAGTAATAGGTCTCACAGCACCACTTTGACGAACCCTTATGATTCCGCCAGCTGTCCCATCTAGTACGTCGTCGATATTAGCCATGCCCTCGACAACTTCCATGCGAGGGAGTGTGCTTGTGTAAACGCTATCTAGATATTGTCGCAAAAGAGTAGATTTAATGACTTGCAAATCTTTTGTCATGTCAAATACAGACCGACCAACCAACCGATGTTGCATCAAGATCGGACTGACTACCGCAAATGGAATATGGTCAAATGGTTCATTAAAAAGAATATGAGAGCCATCTGCGCCAATACTGCAAACTCGCCTTCTCTCTGCTATACCATCGCCATCAAAATCAACATTAATAATTGATTCATAATACATTACTTCTTTCAAAGTAGGGTCTGTAGCATCTGTTCCTGTTGTTGCCTCAATATCGCCAAATCTGTTTGTTCTTTCTTCATCAACAGACAAATCAGATTCACCAGCAAATGTTTCTACCTCTTCTCTATCATAACCCATAGATACAAGTTCTGAAACTGTCATGCTTGTGCGATGACAGACAAAGTAAGCATCTTCGAGACTTGTTGCTCTACGATTAACCAAGAACTCTTCTGGTGGTACGTTTGTAATTTTGATTTTGCTTTTTTTCTCAGTAACCCTAACGACTAGGTTGTAAGTTGTTGTAATTGGAACTTCCTGACCATCATCATCAGTAAAACTTTCAACAACTGTTTCCTCTTGAGACACAATTGTTATATCTGGATTTTGCAAAAGCAAAACCAACTCTGACTCAGATAGGTTATTATACTCTTCCTGTTCTACTTTTTCTTCTTCTTCATAGTAAAATTTCACTACACCTAAGCGAAACATTAACGCATCTTTGAACCAATCATGTAAGATGCGATAGCCCTCATTATCGTGATTGATAATGTAGTTTACATAGTCTGAAATCTGGTCAGCCTTCTCGACATCTTCCTGTGTTCTTGCATTAAAACGCACGTACTTATCATTGGCGGTAAACACTCGCATGAGCGATGGCATAATCGATTCAACTGTATCTGCAAACTCTGTAGAAATAACGGATGAGCGACCTTCGACCTCGTTACCAAGTTCCTCGCCCATGTAATAATCCTGAGCTTGTAACCTGTCTTCAGAGAAATGACTGTCAAAATGGTTAAGAGCATCTGTAATCTCAGAAGAAACAATACTTTTTAATGTGGTTTCATCCATTTCTTCTATTTCAGCCATTTTTCTTCCTTTTCAATTTTGAACCAAACAGGCATTTAGTTTCGTTTACACACATTTTTTTAGTGACGCAATTATCACAGCTACAAAACTTCTTTTCTGTTTGTTCAATATTTAAGACTTTTGGTCGCGTCATAACTGTTATCATTTCTTAACCTTTTTAAGTACATTTGATAACATCTTAGATTGAGTAGCATGTTTTTTTGATGCTTTTTTCAATCCTTTAGCTACTTTTTTTACTTTTGCTCTTTGTTTTTTTGACAGCATCTTTTTTAACTTTTTCTTTCTTTTCTACTGTTGTTCCAGTTGACCCAACACCAGATGTTGTTTTTACAGGTACTGATTTTGTTATTGGTGTTTCAATTGGTGTAACACCAATTTTATTTAATTTATTATGTCTTTCTTTTTCATTCATTCTAATAATCCTAACGCACGTTGTTCAGTTGTTGTAAGGCTTGGAATCTCTCTGATAGCTCTATTGAATCTTGAGGATAGAACGCTTCCATCACCGAGTAAGCCCCCTCTATCTCCGCTTCCGATACTTGTGCCGCTTGAAAGTTGTTGTCCTCCAGAACTTCCGTCAAAGCGTGTTCCAAGCTTTTCTTCTGTCCTTGTGACAATCCCTGTATCCTTTGCCCCAAAACTTTCAACACTTTGTCCGACATAATCTCTAACTGCATTTGGTCTATCATTATCATTTCCTCTCCATTTCATAATTACCAGATCAGGATTGCCCATTGATTCATCCCAACCCGACTTTCTCCATTGACTAATCAATGCTTTATATTTTCTTTCGCTACCACCAAATTTTGGATTTCTAACATATTTTTCATCAAAAGGTATTCTTTCTACCTCTCTAAAACCAAATTGACTGTAATATTTTGGCAAAAACCCGTTAGGATTCTTTTGACTAGGAACTGCGTAAGCATCCAGAACAGTAGCACCTTCTTCTATTGCTTTTAACATCGATGTAGGAACTCCCAAACTAGCCCCAGCTTGTCCTAGTTCATTGTTCATCACACCTACTATAGAAACTTCGTTAGGCGTTAATTCTGGGTTATCTATACCATATAATTCTTTATAGTCTGTATTTTTCTTCAAACCAAAATAAATTTTTCCTTCATTGCCATTTATATTTTTTACGGCTTGAGGATTTCCTATTCCTAAACCGTAAAAAACGAGTGAACCGTCTTGAGCACCTTTTTTTAACTCTGCTTCTGAATATGGGGTAAGAGTTTCTGACAACATATTATCTTTATATGCTCTTATGATTTCTGCATTTCCTAAACCGCCAGATTTCACAGATTGTTGCGTTGTTCTCCAATTACCGTTCATAAAATCAACCAACAGTCTTGCTTGTCTTGCTGAGGTTATAGCTTCAGGTGCTCCCTCTGGAAATAACTGTAGTTTTTCAGGTGTAACACTTGTCTTTGGTAAGCTCATATTCATCATTCTCTGTAACCTAGGAGGTTGACCACCCCCTTCTAACCATTCTGCTACTTTTTCAGAAAATAAATCTTCCCCTCTTACTCCATATTTAATTTGAGCTACTGGCTCACCTAAAATTCCTATAGGATAAGATGGATGTGGAAATCCACCCTCTTTAGCGACATCTATAGGAGCTTCCCCTGTTAATCGTATAAGGGTGTTACCCTGTAAGGGCAAAACTCCAGCTTGTCTCTGATCAATTGTATCAGACAAAATTCTATCAATTGAGGGTGCTCCCAGATTTCTACTACCAGCTTGATTTAAAATTAATGAGAATTGTTTTCTAGTTTCAAAAGTTTGAGAATCTAACCAATCAAATATTTGTGGGCTATCAATATCTGGTATATCAATTAATTTTGCAATATCAATGTCGCCAGAATTTGGTTTTTTGCCATCAGCTTTTTTCTTTGATATTGCATCTTGAGCTACTTTCCCTCTATCTTTTAATCTTTGTGTTAATTTAGATACATTTTCAGATGCAATTAACCCTTCTCTTATGTAGGATTGAACTTGTTGAGCAACAATGTTTGCCATGTCTCTGTTAGATAATTGTGAAGCGGTATCCATTGCTCCTATTATGCCATACTTAGCACCTGACTGAGATATTCTCTTTGCTATAGCCTCATCCAAAGAAGCAAATCCCAAACCTTGCTCTACAGATTCCCTAGTTGTCCCAAACAATTGACCACCTCTCAAGCCTCTTGGTTGGTCTATCGGAGCTTCCGCCAGTCCTTCATAAACAAATCCAGTTGCCATCCTATCGGCTGGAATAAAAACTATTTCCTCACCTAATAAAGTTTCGGCTGGAAATTCTTCTGTACCAAAAAAAGGTAATTCCTTCACTTGTTTGACTCTTTCATCTTCAGTTAACAAACCTAAAGATTCACCTTGAGTTGCTAATCTTCCAGCCCTTGCCGCCTTAGCCGCTGTTGCTGGTATAGCCAATGGCGGTATAACAGGACTTGCGGCATATAGAACATCACCTAAACCGCCTAATAGCTGATACCCAACATCACCAAATCTGCCTTCTTTCAGTAAACTCATTGTGGAAGGTAAATAACCCTCACCTTCTGGATCAGCCATTAACCCCATCATTTCAGTAACCCCCGATGCTGGTAACATCAAAGCTCCGTATTTAGGGGCTTTTAAGAGAGCTTCCATTCCCTCTTTTCTTCTCTGAGCCTGACCTTCTGGAGATAGCTCATCAAAGTAAGGAATAGAACTCATCTGTAACAAACCTTCCATTAAGCAGACTTCCTTTTTCTACCAGAGGCGGTAACTGACCAATTTACTCGTTTTCTTCCTGTTTTCTTTTTTGCTTCTTTTTTGGAAATACGAGAGGCTACTTTTGCTGGTCGGCAAGCTGGATATCCTCTTTTCTCTCCTTTTTGCCGACCGCACTTTTTGCCAGTTTTGACGTCTCGCCAATCCTCATCAAACCACTTTCCTAATCCTTCTTTCTTAGCCACGAGATTTCCGTTTCACTCTGTTATCTTTACCAGACCAAGTGCCACCCATAGCCTTATATCTCTTGGAAGCATAGGCATTAGCGTAAGCACTTGGATACACATCGAACTTACGTTTTGCTTCTGCTTTTGCTTTTGACCAAAGGCTAGGATTATTTGGTTTAGGACTTTTACTCGATTTGCTTTTAGCCATAGCTTACTTTTTTTTCTTACCTCTTTTATTTTTTTTCATCGGTTTTTTCATTCCGCGCATTTTTTATTCCTTTCTTTGACATAATTAATATCCTTTGTAGGATACCGTTTATAGTAGTCTGTTGTAAACAGACGCTCAGAAGCGTTAACCAAGTATCTCAAAGATTGCACAAATATCAACCCATAGGTCTCGTCTATGATACCCTCGAACTCTGGCATTAACGCATCATCTCCAGCCTCTGGGTGAAACCCCATCAGCCAAACTCCGTCACAATGCTCATTATGATCATCAATCCATTTATTAAATTCAATGACACCCATATTTTCGATATTATACCATACAATGATTTCTAATTTATCGGACTGAGGGTCGAATAATCTTTGTTTTTCAAGAACAAGACTTAAATCATCTGACTCAAAAATAGATACTTTTTTATCTTTCCACGCTTTTTTTGCGTAAGGACATGGGGGTAAACCACCAAAACTATCTGTTGGAACGTCTAAAACTTCTTGTGTCCAAAGTTTAAGTTCTTGTTCCACTAACATAACACTACCACTTTACCTTATCTGCCCAATAGGCTGCTGACATATTACCTTTAGCGATATTTTTAGCATGTCTTGCTTTAAACGACTTGCGTTTCTTTTTCATCGCTTCACTTTCTCCTTTTTTTGGCTTTCCAGCCGTTTTTGCGCCTTGTTGCCCAAAACGAATGGTTTTAACCTCATCACCTGATTTTGCTACTACAACATGGCTTTTTGTTGGGTGATTAGGCGTTCTTTTGGGCTTATTATACCCACTAACGCCAACTCTTTCTAATCTTGGGTCTTTGCTCATTTTGGTCTCAATTTACTTAAATCTGACACATATTGCGTTATTTCTTCTTGATCCATTCCAAACCTATAACCAGACATAATGGTAAGCCGTCCTAATGCTTCCATCGCTATACCCCAATCAACACTATCAGAGCAATTCACCAATCCTTGTATATGATAATCCAACATTGTCTCAACAGAATCTACAAGCTTACCATGTATCTCAAAATTTCTTTCAAATTCTAATAATTCTTTTTGCTCTTCCTTCGTAGGAAATAAAATCACATTATCTTCCATCATACAATCCACCCTCTGTTAGCTGATAACCTCCGATTTGAATTATACCCTCTTGAATACCCACCAGCTATTGCCCCACTTTCAGCAAAACTGAGAACGAATGCGTCAGCAACGTCTGGAGACCTTTGACCTCGTTTTTTCATCTCTTCCTTACTTTCAACCTTCAACTTGCCAGAACTCAAATACTTGTAGCGAATACCACTTAATTCTGAAATTAACGTATCATCTTGTGGTATTTTAACATCTCTTCCTTCAAACCATTCCCTAGCGTTCCAAAACAATTCATCTCTTAAACGATTAAATCTGTCTTTTAAACTAGGAGATTCACTCACAGAAATTGCAACAGCTGGTATATCCAACTCCCTGAGCCTATCAGCTAAACCAGCCCCGATACCAATCGCATCAATGTAAATCGCTGTTGGTCTGAGCATATACGGACACGCCTCATATTCACTCATCACTATCCCAGCCATTTCCATTAAATCTCGCCCTTGATATGTCTTTATAGGCTCTAACAACACATTCCCTTGTCTTTTGGCTATTGCGCTCCTATCACCCCCAAATCGGGCTACATCAACACCCCACACAGTTGGCGTAGTAGGACTTGACTCAATATCTCTCTTGATTGCTTCTTCAATCAAATACAAAGGCAATAATACATCATCAGACTGCGTTGGAAACTGCCCTAACACCCTCACTCGATATACATTGCTCTCAATCCCATACTTGTCAGCCATATTCTCCAAAAACTGCTCCGATACACTTGGGCTATCCAGACAACTAACCGTCATTGTATGCCACCTATGACGCTGAGAATGATGACTCTCAAAAAAGAACCCCTCAGACCTAGTAGGATTGCCACACATTACCGTCTTCGCACCTTGTGTAGACATTGCACCCTCTCCAACCTGAAATACAACATCTGGAATACCACTCGCCTCTTCACAAATAAATAACATATTTTCACTATGAAAGCCCTGTAACGCCTCTGGGTTCTCTCTTCTACTCGTTCTTGCAACACAAAAACTATCTTGTGCGCCTTTTAAGCTTATCTTATCGCTTTTAAACTCCAATAACTCCCTAAACCCCTCTGGCAACCCCCTTGCCCACTTATCTATCTCTGTCCACAGCACATCCGACAATTGATGAGCCGTATTCGCAGTAACCGCTACCTTGCATGGATAATGCGTACATAACCACCATAAAGCTAACCATGACAAAAACGCGGTTTTGCCAACACCATGACCACTGGCAATCGAAACTCTGTCATTATTCGATATAGCTTCTAACGCTTCTCTCTGCCATTCATAAGGACTAACCCCAATTATCTCTTCCACAAATAAAACTGGATTATCATGTAACTCAATTAACGTATCTGTGCTTCTCGATTTTTCGATTTGGGGTGTCATCTATATCTCAAATAAAATGGGGGGGTAGGTAGGATGGTATATTTTTTTTATTGCGCCACCGTGTGCGAAAAAAGGGGGGGTAATCGCTGTTTTGTCGCATAATGTCCATTATGGAAGACTTTTTTCTGCTTGTGATTTTGCTAAGTCTTTGTTTTTATTGACTTCTGTTTTTTGGTCACAACTATTGGTTGGAAAAGTGTCTGAAGATTGTGATATTTTCTCGCGTGTGCGCGCGTATTGGTTAAGTGTTTTTATCGTATCTTTACTCATTTACGACCCCATCAATCGTTTTATTTTCGATTTCTTTTCTCTTTTGAACGATTGTAGAAACACGTTTTAATTCCTCAATAAAGTTTGCTTTGTGCTCCACCTCAATCTTCTGTGTTGCTTCGCCATAAAGCCTTGGAAAGAATTTAGCCATGCGCCACTTCAAAGTATCAATCATCAATCTACCTTGATTATATTCCAACTCACCATTTTCCACTCGATTTAAAATTCTATCAATCTCTTCATCGATAGCTGTCGCTCTACTTTCTTGCGCTAAATAATATTTATTTCTGACTTCCTCATTTACCTTCATCAAATTATAAAAAGCTTCATATGAAGGCATGTCACTATCTCTTCCAATATCTCTGGCGGAACGTCCATCGATAGCTATTCTTCTTAAAAAAGTTTCTATTATTTCAGGTGTAAACTTCATTTATTATTAATATTATATTGCTCTAATTTTAGTTCGTAAATAATATCGGGTCTATTTCTTCTGTAAAAATCTTTCATAATATCACTTAAATTATTCCACTCAGATAAGGTTATCATTTTTCTTTCAAATCCTACAACCTTACTTTTATCCACCCATTTATCGCTCTTAGCAACCCCGTGAGACTTCTTAGCTTCACTCCGACACCATTGTTGCCAGAATGCTTTACACGAGGCGTAAGACGCTTTATTTCCATTCTTTTCATTCCAGAGACGTACATCCTCTAAAATCTCTTCCCAATCCAATCCTTTATCAGTTGCATATTTCTTATCTTCGTCATCCAATTCATAATCAATCAAAAGCATTTTTTCTACTTTTTTCTTTTTCGGTAAATTAGTATTATCTTTATTTAGTATATTTCTTTCTTTAGTAAGTGTCGGATTTCTCGGATACGGTTTTTCCGTATACGGTTTTTCAGGACACGGTGTATCTGAGACACTGTAACGAGTTTCAGCGAATTTACCATCGACCTTAATCTGCTCACGACTGACGTATCCATACTGCTCTAACTGTTGCAAAATTCGATATACTTTGTCTCTGCCATAATCAAACCGTTTGCGTAGTTCAGAGACCCTTACAACCCAATCATTTGGTTTGCTTAACAGATACACTATCAAGCCCAGATGTTCGGCTGACATCCTACTATCATTGATAAGAGCATTAGGAAGTGTTGAGAATTTCTCCTTCAAATCACTTTTGATAATTAAACTATCACTCATCAAATAACCCCTGTTGCCTCGTGTCCTTTTCACTTTTCCATCTTATATCAACTAGCTGATACTTGCCTTTAAACTTGGATTGATGGAACTTTCCAGAGGGCTTGAGCTTCTTTAAATCCTCTGCATCTATGAACATTTTTTTATCTTTATGTGCAATTATAAGCCCCCCTCTTGCAATAGCATCATGCCAAATATAATCTCTTATCGAAACATATTTTCCTAAAAATAGTTTATCTACTTTCTTTTCTAGCATTTATTTCTCCCTTATAATTTTTTCGCTAATAAATCTAATAAATCCTCTAAGTCAATAACTGCCAAAGCTCTGTTTCTATCCTCACCAACTACCAAAATGTCTGCACCTTCAAGATGCTTGTACAAAAACTTAAACCCAGACTTTCTTTTTTTAGCCTCAAGAACCCAAGTTTCTCGACCCACTTGAATATGCACATCGCCTTTAAAACCACTTGCAGAACCGCTTAGAGGCACTCTATTCGCTGTTAAATCACGCATCCTAGCTTTATCAACAATGTGTCGCTCAAAACGTGAACCTTTTTCTTTTTGACGATTAGGCATCTGGAAAACTCTTATGCCAGTCATACGTTGTAATTTGTTTATTACTCCATTTATAAATTCTTAACATCATAGAGCCACTTGGTAATGCTTTAGCGTAGATATACTGGTGTATCGCTACTGGGCTAACTTTTAGTTGCCTTGCTGCATCTGCTTGAGTAATACCCTTAGACACTAGGTATTCTGCCAAATTCATGCAAATCTCCTTAAAATACATTTAACATAATTATTAAGTACATATTATTTTTTTCTTGCACCGTCAAATGAAATCCATTATTGGTTTTTTATGACAGCAAAATTGAAGTCTTAGTAATTTACTTAACAAATATACTATTAGGGCATCAGAGCGCAGAAGTGCTGTCATACGGAATCATTCAACCGTGGTAAACTTCTGCGCTCACAAGGGAGAGAAAATGAGAGATGCAATAACAAATTTTGAGGAATTAAACTTAACGCATTTTAGTCCATCCCAGTTACTTAAACCCCTAGCAGTTTGGATGTTTCAATATGTTGCGTTGACTGCTGAACAAAGAAGCAAAATAAAAGTAGGCTACAAGGCTCGTTATGGCACGGCAGTCCACTTTGGCATTCAAAGAGTAGTGGCAGAAGGATGGGAGATGGAGAAGGCTGTTGACACCTGTCAGACACTTTACGACTTGCGTGAAACTACTAAAACAGACGATGAAGTATTCAAAGCTTATCGAGAAAAAATTGCTCCCTGTATCCAAAATGGGGTGAATGAATTACAAAAAAATCCACAAGAATATGAAATTGAGCAATCGATTAGATTAGAATTACCTGATTTAGTGTTACCAATAATCGGATTTGTAGACTTTATTTCAGATACAGAAGTTACTGATTTGAAAACGAAGATTGGCAATTTACATAAACCAAAAAAGGATGGCACACGCACCCTTGGAAACATCAAATTACCAACAGAACCTATCGAACGAGATATTCAACAGGTAGCAATTTATCAGGCGGCTACCCATGTAAACCCTTCAATTATTTATGTATCACATAATGATTGTGTGCGTTTCGACAAAACAAATTGTGAAGCATTTCACCAATCTAATTTAGATGATGCTGTAGAGAAGATGCGTCAAAGGGCATTAAAACGACAGAAACTTATTGCTTATAGCAATGACCCTTACGTCCTTGGTGGTATTTTAGAGGCTGACTTTGACCACCCCTTTTACTGGGATGATGAAGATAATATTGATCTAGCAAAGGAGATTTTTAAAGTATGAGTATACAACAAGCAATGGCTGAGGTAGCCAAACTTAATGAGGGTGGAGTCCGTGTACAGGGTGGCAAAAAATACACAATGGTATCTACTCGAATTGAAGCATTTCGTAAAATTCTTGGATTAGATTTTGGTATAAATTCTGAGATATTGGTTAACGATGATACCAGAGTTGTGATGAAAACAACTATCTGGGATAAAAATGGTTTTCAAATCGGTTGTGGTCATGCAGAAGAAATTAGGGCACAAGGACGAGTAAATAAGGTTTCTGCCATCGAGAATTGCGAGACAAGCTCATGGGGTCGTGCTTTAGCAAGCATAGGTCTTAGTGGCTCTGAATTTGCTTCTGGTGATGAATTAATTGCCGTTGCTAATAAACTAAGCACACTTCACGAAAATCTCGAACAAAAAGAAAAAGAGTTTGAAGTTAAACAACAAGTAACTGACGCAGATTTAAAAAAAATTCAAATAGAAATTGTTGAGGGTGATAATGTCGATGCTTTAACAGACCTAGAATTTGCACTATCACAGAAAAATTCAACACAAGAATTAATGGAAGTTTTTCAACAGAGGTCAGATAGAGATTGGTCAAGTGAAGAAATAGAAATTTTTACACAAAGAAGGAAGGAAATCGAAAATGAATAGCTGTTGTTTCGTAGGAAGGCTTGGAAGAGATTCTGAGTTAAAGAATGTCAATGATTCCAGTTTACTTGTTTTTAACGTAGCTTCAGATGTTGGTTACGGAGATAAAAAAAATACCATTTGGATTGAGTGTAATTTGTGGGGCAAAAGAGCTAACACGTTGCATAAATATTTAAAAAAAGGAACAACTGTAACGGTTTTTGGTGAGTTAAGTGAGAGGCATTTTACAGGCAATGATGGAGTTGAAAAGAAAAATTTAGCTTTAAAAATTAACAATATAAATTTTGCCACAGAAAAAAAACAAAATGTGCTGGACGATGAAATACCGTTCTAAAATCAATGGGGGTAGATGCACAACACCTAAACTTCTGCCCCCCACAAAACAAACTTTCCAAAAAATTATAGAGACTGTGCAAGAAATTACAGGCGTTAGAACAGAAGAAATTCTTGCGTCTAGTCGTGTCAAAGAAATTGCTTTTGCTAGACGAATGACAGCATATTTATGTCGTGACATGTCGTTGATGAGCCAAAGTCAAATTTCGAGTTTTATGAATCTAGACATCACTTCTGTCAGTTACATGATTAGAAAAACCACAGACAGAGAAATAGCGGATGATTTAACTGTATTGACAAAAGCATACGACATAATCTTTAATAAAAAAAAATTTGTGGGTAAAACAACATTGGGCAACGATTCAAAAGAAAAAGACCTTATCTCTCTTGGACTGCACGATGATGGGATACTAGTTACAATTAACTATAAAAGCACAAAATATTTGATGACAAGTGAACAGATGGTTGACTTGGCGATAGGTTTATTAGAGAGGTCTCGAAATCCGCATATATCGAAGGAAGAATCCAGTAATTAACAATAATAGTATTGTTAGGTTTTTGTTTGATGAGTTGCATCGACAAAGATGCACTGAAGCAGATTTTTCTGAGCGTACAGGAATTAACCCTAGCACACTTAGAGGTTGGCGTACACGTTGTAATCCGCGAGTAAATGATATAAATTTTGCTTTAAATATTTTAGGATATGAATTGAACGTCAAACCTATGAAAGCAAAAATCCATGAATCTTGAGAAATTAAAATCAGAAATTATCCTTGAGGAAGGTAGCGTGAAATCAGTTTACCTATGTAGTGAAAATCATCCTACGTTTGGTATCGGGCATTTGATAACAAAAAATGATCCAGAGTTTGGTCAACCAGTTGGGACAGAAGTATCCGACACAAGAGTTCAAGAAGCTTTTGAAACAGATATGGGTATTGTTATTAAAGATTGTGAGATGCTTTATCCTCAACTTTATGATTTGCCAGAAGACGTACAACACTGCATAGCAAATATGTGTTTCCAACTGGGCAGACCAAGATTGTCAAAATTTAAAAAAATGAAAAAAGCAATCGATGACAGAAATTACGAATTGGCTGCTTCTGAGATGTTGGACTCGCTTTGGAGTAAACAAACCCCAAATCGGGCTAATCGTTTAGCAGACAGAATGAGAAAATCGTATGATTCAAAAAAAACTTGAGAAGGATTCAAAGTATAGTTATTTAGATGCCGATGGCGATGGGGTCGTTGACGATGATGAAATGCGTCTGCATGAAATCGAGATGGCAGACAAAAAAGAAAATGCAAAACTCAGAAAATTAACAGCACAAAGAAGAATGGCAACAGCGGTACTTATTTTTATGGCTTTATATACGCTGTTGATGTTTGCACCATTTATCCCAGACTCTAGAATAAAATTACTTACAGACTTGAGCAATCTTCTATACATCGCTGGTTCTTCGATTGTAGGAGCGTACATGGGTGTATCAGCGTTTATGAGTAAACAATGACAAATGTACACCACATTGTTGAAATTGCTTATGTTCTGGTAATTTCTATGTGGGGTCATACTGGGGCTGAATGGCAATACATTGGCAATCAAATTGTTTTGCAACAACCAATGACGTTCGAGCAATGTGAATATTTGATAAACGAAAATATGTGGCAAGCATTTTATAACAATGAATATTATAAATTAATGGCTCATTGTCATCCAGAGGAATAACACATGATAAACATTATCGGTAAAATATTAGGGTCGGATAAAATTTTATCCAAAGGTATGGACTTGATTGACTCGATTCATACGTCTGATACTGAAATGATAGAAGCAAAGACGACTCAAAAAGTGGAGCTATTAAAAAGTTATGCACCATTTAAGGTAGCTCAACGATATCTGGCATTAATGTTTGCAACAACATTTTTGCTTTCATTTTTTTTAGTATTGGGAATGACCTTATTCGGATATGGGAATACATTTACCATTAAAACAGTGCTCGATGACTTTTACATAGGTGAAATAATGTTATTGATTGTTGGTTTTTATTTTGGTGGTGGCTTAGCTGAATCTATTAAGAGGAAACCAAAAGACTAATTTTTTGGGGTACAAACATACACGGCTATGTGCTAGAGCCTGTGTATGGGCTTTAAAACGCGATTAATAATATAAAATATGCAAAAAAAACCCCAAGAAGGGAGGGCAACTTGGGGTTTCATAGGAGATCGTAAGCTGAGAGTGACTTACACTATTAGTTATAATTCTCAGATTACCAGTTTGTAAACCCCCCATTATGACAGTTGTTCACTTTTAAAACTGTATAAACAATAAGGGGGTATTTTTTGACAACTTTTCAATCCTCGTTTATTGTTAATTTTTATATTGGAAATTTCCAAGTATATTTAACTTTACCATCACCACCAACTACTGGTGCGTGTCTTACTTTTTCTTTTGGACAATACTGATTCCAAATTTGAAAATCAGTATCAATGTCTTCTTGCAGTTTGATTAATTTATTTCGAGCCTCATTGCCCTTGGTATACACGCTATGATCATCGCTATAATCATACCACCAATCATGAAGTTTTAATCTTTTTATATAATCATTTTTTTTAAAAACTCTCCGCACATTTTTAAAATCCTCAGGCGACAAAATTTTAATATGATATACGTTTTCATATTTACCAGTAGAAGCGGTAGGATACCGTTTTCTAATAGCTGACATTAATTTCATATATTCTTTAGCGTCAGTGACGATTAAACAATCTTCTGGTTGCAAATCATTTAAAAATTTTAGCTGTTTACCTTTTTCCAAATTCAATTCTTTATCATTTAACACAATCATCTTCTTCTCCTACAAAATAAAAACAAACATCATAATTAAATACATCGTTACAAAAAACGCGGCTGTCGCCAAAAACTCTAAAAATATTTCATACCATTTCATTTACTTACTCCTCTTATAATCAGAGAACTTGTCTTCAAGAACAGTTAAGCATTTTGAAATAACTGTTATCATAGATGTTTTGTACGTTACGGTCATATGCATCATGGGTTCATCCCATCCATAATGTGCATCTGCATCATATAAAATATGATTTTTGAAGCCTTCCGATTGTTGGACGAAATGAAAGTTTCGTTTTGTTCCATCATAGAACTCAACAATAAAACTAATTTCATCTGAGTATAACTCCCAAGATACTGAAATATTTCTTGCTCTGCTCATCTTACTCTCCCTTATGGTCTTTTGTTAATGCAAGCTAAAGTTGCTTTTGCCTGATTGTGAGGTGACTGTGGAACTGTAGCCCATCTTTGCCCTACTTTGCGCTTACGCCAAGGGTATCCCTCTTTTACTTCCCATGAGTGCCAATCCCAAACCATACGCGCAGTTGATAATTCTGCTTTCTCATTAGCCACTCCAGACTTTAACAACTTTCGATAATGCCGCAAAACTGCACCGCAATCCCATTGTTGTGCGCCCTCTTTTAAAGCATCTCTAACCAATTTTGGCAAAAGTTCATATGCTTCCATTTGCGTATAACGCGGTTTATAATTTATTGATTTAGTTCTTGAATTTACCATCTTACTCTCCCTTTTCCCAGTATCCATAAACCATGCGGTTAGAACAGTCGAATATATCATTTGGAACGCCATCTATAACCGCAACATAATGACCAGCCTGTAACGCTATCACGCGACCTTTGAGGTCAGAACATCTAGCTTTGCGCCCGATAAACTTTGGCGCAGAAACCCAATGCCAACCTAATTGATTTAAAACTGGTTCATAAACATTTCTTTGAATTCCGTTTCTTGCTGATTTAGCAAAACCGAAATTCTTGTTTGCTTGCGCTAACATTTTATATATTTCTTTATAATCGCTGTTAGTGACTATAGCTAAAGCCCTAACACCACAATCGCCAGCAGTTCCTTTATAACCAGCATCAGCTCTGCCACCATCATTGTAAATAAATTCTGCCATCTTACTATCTCCATAGTTGCGTAGGAAAATCCCTACTATTAAAGTGTACTTAATTCTCAAAGATTAGTCAAGCACAATTATGTTTTGTTATAAAACAATAACTTAGATGTTTTTAGAGAAGTATGATAGAGAAAACTAGAGCCGCGATTAAAGCGCATAAAACAAATATTACTGCGCCACCAATCTCCAGATCATGTATGAATTTATCGTGAGCTTTTTTCTTTTCGATACGTTGCAATCGTTCAGCTTCTTTTGCTTCTGCGATTCTTCGTGCTCTTTCAGCAATAATAGATTCCCAGACACCAGCTCCAAATCTCATGTTTATTAAAGCTTTCATTTCTTGCATATGTTCTTGAGCTAATTTGTAGTTTATTGTTTCTTCGGCTACCGAATGTATTGAGAAGGGGTCTTTTTGTGCTTTGCTTCGTTTCTTTTGTATTTCTTGTTCACCTTTAAAGAGATCATCAATGTGATGAGCAATATCTGAAATATCGTTTGCTGTATTGATTGCGCTTTTGATTCCCTCTACTGCACCTTTAACAAGCGCAATACCAGCAAGTGCCTCTGCCACAACCATTAAACAATCAGCGTAACAACAGTTACAGCCGCCCCTACAACACAAATTGTTGATACCATTGTGAGACCTTCGAGACGCCACATGCGTTTATTCATATCTTCTAGCTTTTCCACCAGACCTTTGTATCTCTCTTCGCAGATAAGCTCATGGGCTGTTAATTTATCCATTAATTTACCTCGTCAGGAAAATCAAATATAGGAGCATTGCCATTTGAATCCGAAGGTGCATTAAACAAAGCAACAAATTCATCGAAGTCTTTTGCACCGTTAATCTTATTTTCGATATTGGTACACGCAGTTCTAACAGATGCTCTATAATTGGAAATTTTTTCTGGTATTGCAGTTCCTTTTTCAGATTTTCTAATAACATACCAGTCTGTCGAACTTAACTTGTTATTTGCAGTCTTTTTTGTATTGTATATCCATTGAGTTTGTAAATCACCTAACGCCCTTGGTTTATCACTGTTAAAATAAAACCTACTGTCAAATGTTTTGGGGTCATCTTCCCAAGTTAATCCCACACTTTTTTTCTGGTTATCACTAGTAAGTTGCATCCAATTACTTGGGTATTGATTGCCATTTACATCACGCCAACTTCTACCAGCCCGTATAATTCGATTATTATATTTCCACATTTTTATTACCTCGCATTTGCATATTTAAATGGCATTTCAGCAAAAGCCATGTAGATATAAGTTTCACCGCTTTGATTCATTGATGTTACCCCAGTATTGTCAGTTTTTATCTTAAAACCATTTGATAAAAAATCTTTATTTGTAGCAGAACCTGTTGACTCTATATCTTCCAAATTTGCAAAAAGTTGGGAACTATTATCATTGTTAAATGGCTCTCTTTTTGCGTCCATAATTCTCCAGTGTCCTGTATGTGTGCTAGGTTTTAACATAACAAAAGCTGGACGGAAACCTGTGTATACAAACGTACCCTTTCCGTTGTCCGCTCCATTTCCAATAGCACTACCTATTTTTGAATATGATTCAATTGATTGGAAACAGTAAGCGACGTAAGTTCTACCGTTTGTGCTCGTATGACTACTTCCACCAATAGAAACAACTGTGCTACTTGGATGAGTGCTGTTCCACATACTTTCAGAATCAGTTTCACCAATCGTACTTTCTAAATTTAAATACTTACTTGCTGGTACATCTTTATGAGTGACAGCCCAAAGAGTTGAATTATGTGACCTACATTTCACGATAACCATGTCTGCTCCAGATAATCCATGTCCAAAAGTTTGATCACCGCCTGTACCAGTGTAAGTCACAATACTCATTCCACTGAATGTGTTCGCAGAAACTGTTGATTGTATACTACCAAGGAAATTTGATGAACCATGATTTACATTAGTATTTATTTGTCCACCCATGCCAGAATGCACACTACACCAATAATATAAAACTGGCGCAGAGGTTGGTACTGTGAAATGCAATCTTCTAGTTGAGGCTAACGCAAATCCAGATGTGTATTGGGCGTAGGTTTTGGAAACACCATCAAGAAAATAAGTAATTCCTGAGGTGTAAACAGTTGCATTAGCACCTGTCCCTATACTAAATGGATGATTCGCGTTTGATGAATCATCCATATTGAAAATGTAAGTCCCACCTTCCTGTAAATCCAAAGTAACTGCACTTGTGCCAAAATCATCAAACCGATATTTGTTTCCACCATCAGCAACAACTTTTACGGTGTATGTTTGAGTTGGTGCATCTCCACCAGCCTTCCAATTCCAAGCCACAAAATTATCATCAACTCTATTAGAATTAGAATTAGTGCCAACGCTAAATCCATTGGATGTAATGGCTGTCAAAACTGCGCTAGTGTCATCGGTATACGAATTTTCGTCATCTGTTTCATTTGTCGAAAGACGGTTTAATCTGCCTCTAACGGTATCGAAAATATTGTTCCAGTCAGAATGGTCTCTATTTTTTAGCCAAATAAAGTTAGGACTAAATTGTAATTGATTTATTGTTTGTGTGCTTGGGGCGTTTCCAATCCAAAGCATTGTGTCAAAAAAATCCTCTGGTAAAATATTATTTTGAGGAGTGATATATTGATCTTCAATATTTTTGGTACACATTGCCAAAAAGTCTGTTGGAACAGTGTGATGAAACTCACCAATACCGTTGGAATCAGTGTTATTAGCTATTGTTTCAGAACCAGCAAATGTACTATCTTGACCAAAATTTGCTGTGAAAGTAGAACTATTGCCACCAGAAGTTGTAGCATTTGCACAGTAAATTAAATAATCCTCTGTCGCTATTGTTGCTTCTGTAATCGTCCCTTGGAGAGACCCATTCTTAAAAAATTGTATCGTACCATTTATGCCATCAATTGCCATGCCTATAACATCACCAGCGGTGTATGATGCAAATGTGTCACCTGTAGCTGATTGAAATTTGTAAACTGCCCCACCAAAACTGTAATAAAGTGAAAAAAGTTGAGCAAGGTTATAACTCCTTGTGCCACCGTGAGAGCTTTTGACTATGCCAACTAGCGTACCATTTCCTACAACATCGACCCTAATTTCACAATAAAATTTTTGACCTTTGCATGAAATTGTGGACGTTAACATACCCAATTGCGCTACTTCCGAAGTAGCCTTAAGATTGCCTTGACTCAAAGTAAAATCATCTAAAACCAAAGGACTAAATGTAGCAAAATTGTTTGTGGGGCTGTCAGGTACGACATCATGGTCATTAAAACCATTAGTATCAAAAGTATGACCATTACCACTCGTATCAGCATATTTGTAAGTATCTAAGCTACCAATGGATATTCCACTTAGAGTCATATTTGGTGTTGCATACGTTTGATACTTGTTATGCTCAATGTAAATCTTGCTCACCACATTTGTATTCGCCGAGGTCACAGTATAATATCCGAACCTACTTGAATTAAAAATAATAGTTGACCCAATCCTATCAATAACAAGATATTCATTATTAAGGGCAATGTTTGGTGATGATAGTAAAACATGTCCAGTGATACTTACAGTGTTATTGTTGCCCGAATTTGTATGACCATCTGAAAAACTAAATGCAAATATTACTGTATCACTTGAATCTATTAATTTTATTATCGTTTGGTGCAAATCCGAAGCTACATTACCAACCGTCAAATTATCTATAATAAATCTAAAATCGGTTAAATTATGACTTGATACATCTCTATAAATTCTTGCTCCATGATAACCACCGTTATTAGTTCCATAAGAACTAACAGTTAAATTGCCACTGGAAACTGTAAAAGTACCAGCACCATCGCTCGTCCAATCATTTAAATTGTCAGCAAAATCGTCTGAAAATTTTGTAGTGGAAGAAGTCTCGTTAAATTGTAACCTAAAACCAGAAGTGCCAAAGCTCAAACCACTTGTGTTAATAGGCATCCAAACACCATTTTTTAGAATACCAAAACTTTCCGCATTGAGAGCAACACCATCGCAAAAATTAAATTCTGTTAAATATCCGTCTAAGTAATCACCACCCGCATCTCTCCCAGAAATTTCGTGCAAATTATTAGAGTTTAGTAACCCAGCCGTATATGTGTTGTTCGATGGTAAATCTTGATTTGCAAAAGATGTAACTCTTTCTCCATTGACATACATCCTGAGTTTATCATTTACGGTATTATTGGTTAAATCCGCTATACACACAACATGATACCAATTATTTGGATCTCTAAATAATCTATTAGTCTCCAGTCTATATCTACTCGATCCACCAACCTCGAAATACATTTGTTCATCAGTTGTTATATGCACAGAGCCACGATAAGTAGCAGATGGAGATGGATTAAGACAATGTAATATTCGTTGAGTAGTACCAGTAAGATTGCCCCTTTTTAACCAAAAACTTATACTGTAAGTTTGTGTATTCCCATTTAAAGTACGTTGTAAATAGGGAGTATTACCATCCTCAAACCGTAAAGAACTGGCTACAGGAAATTGAATAAATTCCTGAGATTGACCACCAGATGAAAGAGAAAATAAACTACTCACGAGACGTTCAACGCCCTTCCAATTTCAAAAAAATTAGTACCATTACTTAAAAAAGTAAGTACATCTCTAGCATTTGCTGTAGTGGTCAAAACAGGCGCAGAACCACCAACAAACTTATAATTTGCATTAAACGAAATTGTTCTACTTCCTGTCGCATCTTGAATAACGGATATAATATATACCGCACCATCTTTTTGATTAGTGGGTGCTCCTAAGCTACTTGTCGTAGCATTTAACGTAACGCTTGTAACTTGATTTGCACTAGCATCCCAAAGGATAGTTGCTACATCATTTGCTAAGGTGGTTGCATCAAAATTTTGTGTCGAGTTAAATTCTTGTGCTAAATTAATTCCAGCTAACGTGATATTATTGTCAGGAATTGTCATAACTCTTGTGTTACTGGTTGTAATACTCTCACCATCAAATCTAAATCTTTTTGCATTATCTGTTGGGTCTGCAAGCGTGAAGGTATCATCAATAATTTCATTACCTAGATTCATATCTGCTAAGTGAGCCATTAGTTCTCTAATCGCGTTGTTAACATCTGAAGGAATCATTGTACCTTCACCTGTATCAATATTATCTATGTCAGTATTATTTGAAGCTGTTGCCGAATATTGGTTAATCGCTGTTTTTGGCATTTGCTAATCCTTAATCTGTTAATAGGTATTGTGAACCTTGGGAATAATCTGTTGGTAAATATTGACTACCTTCGGGTCTAATTGTTATTCTTAGTGGTTGCTCTTCTAACAAGCTCATCATCATCTCTTCTCTGTCCATAGGTGTAGCTTGTGCCTCTGATAAAAGTGAATTAGGCAATAAACTAGGTGCGCTTGCCGCCATAAACGGTGTTGTAGCCTTTGTTGCTAATGCTGGCAACTTAGCCACGCTTCTACCGACAGAAGGAAACTCATACATACTAGATAAGAAAGGATAGCTTGGCAAAGATGCTAACGTCCTCATAGGGCTTGCCATTAGCCTTCCAGCCGTTCCAGAATCACCCACAGTACCACCTAAGATATCTCTAGCCTCTCTAGCTCTGATTACTTCTTCTGCTCTCCTTCCTCGCCCTTTTTGCTCTTCCTTAACCAATCGACTAGGAGTAAACACACCTTGTCTGCTCACTGCGGCATCTGATATTTTTACAATCGGCATCATATTTCTATATGCTTTGTTAACAGCTTGTAAATCAGGTAAATCAGGGTTTTGTTGAGCAAACTCATCTCTTAGTGAAGATTGAACCTCTCTTAACAACCTAGTCTCTGTGAGTTTACCCTGATTTTTTAAATTTCTTATAGCTTTGGACATAAGAGCTTCAGATTCCTTAAACCTTTCACCACTTATAGTTTGGTCAGCCCCACTAGCAAATCTTCCGTAAACTTCATTTATAATTTTTCTAAAATCTTTTACATCATCTGGAGTAAGAGAAACTCCCCCTTTATCGAGGGATAACATCGCTTTACCAATAATCGAATCAATTTTTGCGTTTACTGGTTGAACATTTAATTTTGCTTTGGGTAAAATTTCTTCGTAAGCGTCTGCAATAGCGTCCATAGCTTTATCAACAGCTTCTTCTCCAGTAACCCCAAATGGCAATTTCACGCCAATCGGAGCTAAAGCGTTATCTATAGTTTCAGTAACAAATTTTTGCTGTGGTTTAGCTCTAGCCGCTTGAATAACAGGTTGCATTAAAGGACTTGATATTTTCTGCTCTATTGAAGATAGAGGTTCACCATACGATTGCCCTATTGTAAGAGGAAATCCCCTTTTTATCATTGATTTAGCACCCTCTTGCAAAACAGGAGTAATCTTTTGCCCAATAGCACCGCCAGCTACACCAAGAGGCGCTGAAATAGCCGCAGAAGTAGCTCTCTCGCCTATGGTTGGAGTATCAGATGCACCAGCACCATAAATTGCACCCTCTACACCACCAGCAGTCATAGCTTTCTGTAATGGGCTTGCTCCTCTCATTAAACCACCAATAAAAGCACCCCCAGCCAATGCTGTAGGCAAAGAACCTATTATCTCTGCTGAGTATGCTTTAACAGGGTCAGTTCTTCTAAATTCGTCTAATTTCTCCCTAGCCTCTGTGACTAGCTCAGTATAAGACTTATCAGAGCCAAGAGAACGAGCATAGGACACTAATTCATCAGAAGTTCCAAATGTAAGCCCTTGCAAAAGAGCAGAACCAATAGATTTCCATATATCGGCTGTCGTTCTTTTCTTTGGTTGTTCACCTTGACTTGGGTTTCTTACGATTTTTGCCATTTTTACTCAACCTCAACAAACATGAACTTTTGATATTCATTATCGTAATAAACATCCCCAGCTTTTACTTTTCCTGTATCATATAAATCTTGCAAATCATCATCACCATTAACCCTAAAAAACACTGGGTCTAAGTTTTCATCTGCGTATTCACCAAAACCTAAAGCACTTCCATTTTCTTTTATATATTTATCCAGAAGTGCTAATCTTTTTTTGTTATGTCTGTTTGTTTGCTTTAAAGTTTTAGCTATAATCATGTTCGTAAACGGTGTCTTATCCATAGATATGGTAGCAGAGCGAAACAATTCTACATCTTTATCAGAAGATGAACCAGACCCAGCTACTCTCATCATAGGAGCTAACTGGTCTGCTACAGATTTTAAAAGCTCTTGCCCACTTATTCTTTCAGATTCCTCATCACCAACAAAACCCATGCCCAGAGCTAGTCTTCTAAATGGTAATGTAAGTTCTGGCACTAAACCTGTGTCCAACCCACTTTCTAACAAATTAATAACTTGGTTTAACCTAGATTCTACTTTCGGGTCTATTTTCGTTTCATCAACTACTTTATCTCTAAATTTAAGGGCGTTTTCAAATAGTAATTCTTCTCTTTTACCAGTGTCCCCAAAAGAAACTGAAGTCTGAGGTTTTTTCAATATTTCTAACGCTTGCGCTTGACCTTCTGATGTATTTAAATCAATACCTAATTCAGCCATTTTCTTAGCAAATGCAGATGGCTGATCAAGCTTGGCTAATTCTAACGCATAATCTCTATCAGCTAATCTACGAGCCAGTGTCTTTTCAGCCTCAGCTTGCTCTAAAGCTAAACCATCCATATAACCCTCTCTAGCCGCCCCTAAAGCCTTGCCAAATATCTCTCCAGTAGTTCTGGGCACTGGAGAGTATCCAGACTGCTCTAACAAGCTCTGTGCGCCACTGCTAATAGCCATACCGACAGGGCTTGTAGGAGATGCTCCTAAACCAGAGCGAATTTTGGCTAACATCGAAGATGGTCTTCTTTGCTGTTGCATCTTTTCATTATTTTCAGCCATTGCCTGTAATGGGCTAGAGACAGGTAAACCAGATATTCTCAAATTAGACATAGGTTTAGGTGTGGTTGGAATATTGGGTCTGGGAATTGGACTTGCAGTGTTATTTATAATATAACCAACAGGTCTTTGCGTCATACCGCCTAACCTTGTAGAATCATAAACTGGAACTCCCTTTGAAAAATAATCGTCAAATAATCCCATTATACTTGCGCCCCCAATAATCCACCGCCTAGGGCATATAATAGAGGGTTAGAAGCCCCCATTTGTGATGCCAATTGCCCAGCCCCTAATGCGCCCCCAAGAAAACCAGCCGTAGGATTAGCATAAAATGGTGTAGCTTGTTGCGTCCCTAATGCACCTGAGCCACCTTGCACTAACGTCATATAGTCGGCTAATTTCTGTAATGGTTTGTTTTGCTCAAAAGTAAATCTCTCTATATCTGCCGCCAGTTCTGCTTGCTCTTGTGACTCTCTTGCAGCACCAACACCAGCCAGTGTTTGTGCTGGAGCTAGACCAAAATTAAAAGCGACTGGGGCTTGAGAAATAGCATTTTGTTGCGCTTGAAGTGCTAATGGAGCTAGTGCCTTAGCCATTGCCTGTGTTCCATATTGAGAACCATATCTTCCAGCTTTTCCAAGAGAACCTTCGACTTGCTCAAGGGCTGGTGCAAAAGCGGCAGATTGCAAGGGATTAGTTCCCATTAAATTCTGCGCGACCACTTGTTGTACACCTTGCACCAAAGGATTTGGTTGTAGCGCATATTGTCGGGTTGCATTTAAAGCCATTTCAGATTCAGGGCTGAAACCTACGACTGTGCTTTCTGGATAGAATTGTGGCAAGGGACTATCATATAGGTTTCTTGCTTCTTGCAATCCAAATTGTAGAAATGGTTTAGCAAAACTAGTAGCACCGCCAGTGCTTGTTAAAGTTCGGGTTGAACCGCCACCACCTTTACTCATTTTTCAAATCCTTTACTAAAACAGTTGAAGTTGGCAAATAATCTTTCAATACTTTTTTCCATCCGTGTCTACCAATAATCTCAATTCCATCGCAACCATGACTTCTAGCCCAATCACAAATTTTCTTTTCCGCTTCTACAAGTTCTTCTAAATCTCCACCAGCTAACCAAATTCGACAAACAGATTTATTTGGGTAATCTACTATTTCTGTTATAATAGCAGATTTTTCAAACGGAAAAAACTGGGCTGTACCTTGCTCCACGGATTTCCGAACATCTGCCAATTTATGACTGTCATGTGCATATTTCAAAGCCGCCTCTATATATTCCTCGCATCTAGTCCAATCGTTATCCAATAATTGCATATCCAACAACTACATTACTCCCATGACTTGAATGTGTTACAACAAAACTACCGTTATTTCTTGTGCTTATAAAAGGGTTAGAATTTGTTATTGTATTGTTAAGTCCTGTAAAAAATATCATGCTGTCTTTTGAAGCTCTGGGGTCTGTAACAGTAGTGGTTGTAGTACCAGAAGATATTGTAAATTCTCCTATGCAATTTAATTTTCCGTTTACAGTATTATTTAATATTTCAGCTATTTGTCTAGTTGTTGCTAGAACTGGGTTCAATATTCTGAAATTCGATAATCTTGCCATTATCTATTACCCAAAGCCGTACTCTCAAAATCAATCCCCAAAGCGTTACTCCAAGATCCTGAGATAATAAATTTAGCACGATGGTATCTTCCCTGACTTCTGAAGGGCGCAAAACCATCGTTATTAGGTGACACAGAACTTGTAAAAGTAGCCGCATCTGTTTGATTATTTCTTGTTCCTATCTGTAAATTCACAGTACCCCCATCATAGTATGGGAAAATTTTAGTGACTAACGTGTGTTTACCAACATTTAATGTAGTTTCACCAGTCTCGATTGTGGCTGATTTTGGTTCACCCGTGAAAGTAAATATCTGATTGTTTACCGCACCCCCAAAGAAAAACTCACCACCTTTATAAAAAGGAGAATCTAAAACAGTCGTTAATCCATCAAGAGTTGCCGATAAATTGTCTAGCTGATCCATTGTATAACCAGCACTGAAAAATGGTGCTAGGTAATCTGCTCTGGTTTTAACCAATGACCACCGATTTAACACATAATTGTAAATTAATAATGTGTCTGGCGTACCGTCACCACTTGCAATAGATGGGTAAGACCATATCGCTATTTGGTTTAATGGGTCTACAGAAGCCGTTACATTTTGTTTAAATGCTAAATTAAAATCTTTTGCAAAAAACTTATTTACCTTTTCTGCCCCGATTGGCGCAGAGCTTTCACCATTGAACAAATAAAATCCGTCATTGGAATAAAAAAATACATTTGAGCCAACATTACACACTGAGCCTTTTATACTACATCCACGTTGACTTTCCACTTTGTCAAACTGAAAAACCAAAGGAAGACCAGTGTATGTGGCTCTAAATATAGCTCTTTCTGTTAGAATTGTGCAGTATTCACCGCCTACTAAACCCATAACAGCACCACTGTCAGGCAAGTCTTGGAAATCTGACTGATCAGTCCCAGCCGTCCAGCTATCAATAGCGTTAAACCCCGACCATCTTACACGATATGGAATCCGACCTGAGCCTTCATCGATGTTACCTGTCCAGATAAAATCGCGTACTACTGTAATAAAATCGGCTCTGGGTGGTGAGCCACCCAAATTAGAAAATGACGTATCAACGCCTAATCTCCATTGTTGTAATTCTTCACCCACACCACCACTAGCAATAACATATTCACCAAATTGTACAAATCTCCATAGCTCCTCATCAAGCAGATCATAAGCTGGTGAACCAGCTTTACTTTTGTTATCAAGAGAAGATGTACTTGCATTAAATTCATACAACTTACCAGCATCTCCAACAAATAATTTTACACTGCCTGAGTTATCTTTTGCAGCAAATATACCTTTAATTTTACTGTCAGATGTTGCGCTTGAAAAGGAAACAAACTCTGGAAAACTTCTGTATCCAATTGCGGCTGGTAAAACATTTTCAGCAGTAATAACTCCTCTATTGAGGTGTATCGGTTGGTCTGGTAACCATTCAGTAAATTCTATCATTGTTCGACCCACACATTATTAGTTGAATTTTGTATATTCCAATTTTCATTTTTTACACTGCTTACTATAAATAAATTACTTGGTACACTTTGCTCAACCCAATTACTACTATCAATTGTTTCTGTTGTAAAACTTTCTGACGGAGAAACAGCTAACTCATACAAAATTTCACCGTTGCAAACTGTTGCAAAATTCGATTGCATATTGCATGAACTTAGAAAAGTTCCACTCAAAATTTGAGATTGTATAAAACTACTTTGTATACTTGCTGAAATATCAATAATATGCGTGATGGTCGATTGCTGACTGAAACTTGTTTGTAGAGATGCTTGTATTGGTATTATCAAAGTTTGTGTAGAAGTTTGTGTGAAACTAGCTACCATACTTGCCGAACCTTCTAAGATACGACTGCCTAAATCACCGAAACTTACTTCTGAAAAAGCATTTGTAGAATATAAACTCATTTAATTCTCTATAAAAATAAGGATTTCATCATCCTCGTCATCATTACCTCCAGCACTCTGCACCGCTAAATGATACGCTATGGACAGTGTGTGAGCTGTGCTTGTAGCAAGATTTACAGATGGTAACTTCATCCATTTAATTGTACCAATTGTTTGACCAGTTGATTCACAGTAAAGAAAATTTGTTGAAGGTACTTGTGTCACATTTTCTTCACCAGCGTTTGCTAATATAAGTGTACTATTTTGAAAATTAGATGATATGCCGTCTGCCGCTCCAGTTCTGCTCGAACCAGTAAAAGTCGCAATGTTCCACCTTCCAGCAGTTTGGCTAGTAAGCAAATTAGTAAAAGTCTGAGATGTTGGGTCTGTAGATGTAATATTAGTGGCGGTTGTTGTTTGTATTGCTGTAGAGTTAGCCGCGCCTGTAGCCATAATTATAGTGCCACCCTGTATAACTTGTACTGCACCAACGCAAAGATCGTTATGAAAATTACTTGGGTTACCTTGGATTTTGTTTCCGACATAAAATGTATGAACAGCGTTTGAACCACTTGTAAAATTAAAGTCCATCACAGAATAATTTTTATCATCGTCATTAGACGGAGTTTCAATGTAATGAATGGTTGGCGCAAAAGTTGCTGTATTTATAGAAGCAGTATGAACATGATTTGTGTCTGGCGCACCAAATCTACCAAAACTAGGAAAAATAGCGGCAGATGAAAGTTCAGCGTGAGAATTTAAATCAAAAATGCCACTTGCTTCATTTGGACTAGTTACATTATGAACGCCTATAACTGAACCATTCTTAAACATTAACTAATCTCTTCGTAAGAACACACAGCTTGTAAATCAGATGTTGCACTAGCTTGTAATTGTATTTGACAGTTTTCTGTTAAGTACACAGAACTTTCTTTTGAGATTAAAACAATACTTGCATCGGCTGGAACAAGTAAAGTATGAGCAATATGAAAATCACTTCCCTCAATAACAATTTTTGCGGTAATAGATGCGTTGTTTACTCCATCAATATTTGCAACAATCAAACTGTTAATTTTGAATATTTTACCAGATGAAGCGGCATTATCTACAATACTTGCCATGCTAGTGCCAACTGCTTGACCAGCAATTTTTCCATTTATTGTTGCTACGTTTACTATGTTTGGATTAGCCATGTTTTACTCCATTATCCAAATACAATAGCCATAGCGATGGCTTTTCCAGTAGTAATTCCACCACCGCCACCGCCACCAACACCTAAATCAGTAGGTGTAATTTTTTTCATTACCCCACCATCATCAATCAAAACAAAGTCAGCATCGCTACTAGAGGTTGTTGTCGTAGGTGCATCTGAGTTTCCTGTTGTAAGAACAGTGCCAGAGGCATCAGGTAAAGTAATGGTTCTACTGTCTGTAGGGTCAGTGACAGTCACTGTTAGTTCATTGCCATCAGCTGTAGAACCCTCAAATTTTAAAACTTTACCAGTGTTAATATTGAA